GTCATCTTATGCCGGTCTCGCGGCTATCTCTACGGCGGTCGGTATGTCCGCGCCGCTGTACGACCACGTTGCTATTGCGGCAACGGGTGTGTTCGGCCTCGTCGCTTTCCTTATGGATAGCCGCAAAGTCAAGTAAGGACTACGCACATGATGATAGGCGAAGCCTATTCACCTAGAACGCTTGCGGCCTCCGGGCAAGTGTTCACTGGTAACGGAAGTACCGGAGGTTTTCTTTGCGCCACGTCTGGTACGCTTACGCTGCGGGCCACGAATTCCGGCGGTACGGTTGTGTGTGCGACTATGCCTGTCACGGCTGGTGTATGGCACGCTATTCCGCTTGCCTGGGCTGATGGTTGCTACGCTGAACTTGCTGGCGGCGCGACGGGTACGTTTGGGTTTAGGGGTGGCAACTCGTAATGGCCCCAGCGGCTAGCAAGATGAGTGAGGTAGTGCTGTTGCAGGGCGGCCCGCCACCGCCGTCCTCCGGCAATAGCGCCGACAGCACTATCCTTACCGCAGATAGCACTTTAAAGACAGCGGATGAGACCTGATGGCGCAGCAACTAGTTAACCTCGGCCTAGCGCCTAATGACGGGCTCGGTGATCCGTTACGCACCGCTTTTGATAAGCTAAACGATAACGACACAGAATTGTACGCAGATGTAGCGACGCTTACGGGCGATGTAACGACCCTTATAGGCGACGTGGCGACGCTCACTGCACTAGAGGCGGGTTCGTTCCATTCAGCCGCCGCCGACCCTACAGTCAACGACGACAGCGGCGACGGGTACGCGGTAGGGACGCGCTGGCTGAACACCACTACGCGCGCCACCTTTATAGCTATTGACGTGACGGTCGGCGCTGCGGTGTGGATGAAGCTCTCGGCTATCCAGACGCCGTACGGTTACGTAGCTGGTAAGCTCATTCAGCCTTTCCGTGCAAGTGCGCTCGTCGCTGGTTCCGCGCCTATAGCCAACCGTATGCATTGTGCGCCGTTTATTGTAAATGAACGTGTCACTGTCGATGCGGTCGGCTACCGCATTGCGACTGCCAGCAGCGGCGTTGGGAACATCAAGTTTGCTATTTACGCCAGCGACACGAACGGCGAGCGATGCACAGGGCTACCTATTGCGGAAACGGCTAACATTGCCAGTAACGCCGCAGCAGGGTCTTACGTTACAGCCTTTACCGCCAGCGTTGTTCTAGTCCCTGGCCGCTTGTATTGGATGGCGTATTGGACAGATACCGTAGCTGCGACCGCGACTGCGGTTGTCGCTACAGGCTACGCGTCGGGTACAGACTTTTCGTACTTGCGCGCAAACGCGAGTATGACGGCTTTGATGGCCACAAGCACGGCGCTTGCCGGGGCCATTTCGTATTCATCAGCCTTCGGAGCGTGGCCCGATCTTACGGGCGTGGGCGTAACAGGCGCAAGCGAAGCCGGTTCACGAATGGCGTTCTTTACTTTGAGGATTGTATAATGGACGGGTATACGGAAATTGACGCCGATGGTGTATATACGCTTGTTAAAGGCAATGAGCGTTTGGTAATACCGTCAGACGCAACCGTTGAGGAAATTAACCAAATACGATTGGCGTTCTTTGGCCCGGACTTATCGTTGCCGGAACCGTTCTCTATGCATCGCTTACGTCAGTTTTTGATCGTAACCAACCGTACGACGCAAGTAACCACGTGGATCAATAGCTTGCTGGAGCCACAAAAGTCGTTAGCGCGCGAAGAGTTTGAATACGCGCCGGACTTTAAAGCGGACAGCGCATTCGGTCGGGCTATACAGACGGCACTCGCTTTAAACGACGCCGATTACGCCGAGCTAACGCGTACAGCCGCTACGTACTCGGTAGAGGATTATGGCGACACGCCGGTTCTGACCCTGGCCCAACGCATCGCCAAATTCCTGATCGGCTAGGCCCCTTGGGGGCTCTCGGGTAGGGGGGTAGCCGGGGGAGGCTCAAGCCCGCCAGCGGCCCGCCTCTTGAGCCCCCTGACCCGCTTCCCGGCCTCGATCTGCCTCAGAACCCACCACGCCCCCATGATCGCGGGGACGTCTTCCGTTCCTAGCCCAAGCGCGTTGGCGACGTAGGATACTTGAAAGTCTTTGGGGACGCCGGGAGCGACGTCTTTAAAGGCTTTTTGGGTGTGAGCGGGCGTAACTGCGGACACGATATCATAGGCGCGCCACGACACGTTATCGTCTAGTGTCTTCGCGTGCCACGCCTTAACAAAATCAAACAGTCTCATAGCTGTATACCTCCAAAGGGTTTGTAGTTTCCTATTTCGGGCAACGAGCTTAGGTCTATGCCCATATCTCGCTGGTATTGCCGTGTTGCCGCTCTAAAGCGGTCTTGCTCTTCGCCGCGCTGGAACCACGCATTATAGCGTATTTCGTCGGTAGTATGGCGCGCCATAATGACGTGTATGCCAACGATATTAGACTGGCCTGATCGGGCGATCCGGGCGTTGGTTTGCAAGTATCGCTCAAGCGACCAGATCGTGCTAAACCAAATAAGCGTGTGACCCCCGAACTGTAGGTTAAGCCCGTGGCCCGCCGATTGCGGGTGGATTAGCAGGTTAGGTAGCTCCCCTGCGTTCCACTGTGCTATGATCCGCTCTGCGTTCTTAGACGTTAGCACGCCGTACGGTATGCCTTCCTTTTTAAAGCGCGCTTCGATACGCTCTCGGTCATGGTTAAACCAGTACGGGATGAGGCAATGCTTATCCAGCCGGTCCACTAAGTCTACGAGAGCGTCTAGCTTACCGGTATGTACTTCGGTCCAGTCCTTCTTACCTGTCTCGTCGGTAGAGTAGATGGCCCCGTTACATATCTGCCAGCACATCATAGACTTCGCACCGCCGTTCGCGGCGATAATGGGGTCTTTAAGCATCTCAAATACCGCCTCTTTCTCAAGCTGGCGGTAGTGGGGCAGAATGCTATCTGGTAAGTTAATGTAGTGCTTTACAGGGGGTAATACTTTTGGCAACACGCCGTAGTCATTGGCGTCTAGCTCGACAGTTATATCCGCAATAAGTTCGTGTATCCGCTCAGCGGTACCTGTCTTAACCTGCCAAGTCGGGCGCGGTTCGTCTTCCTCTTTGTTAAGCCCCATCTGGAACGTGTGCGCGGCGACTTGGCGCGTACGGTGGAAAAACCGCCCCTGGAAGCTCTCGAAAGACTTATTCAGGCGTGCCCCATGGTCTAGCAAGTAGAACGGAGCCCATATGTTCTGTAGTCCCGAAGGTGAAGGCGTGCCCGTCAACACGGCGGTTCGTTTAAAGCGTGGGGGTCCGATAGGCGTTCCGGCCCCGGTCAACGGGCATCGGATGGCTTTGCCGGTGGCGGGGTCGGTAATGAGTCGCCGTGTTTGGTAGTTAGACAAGACACGGAACCGCTTGGCCCGGTTGTCTTTAAACATAGAGCTTTCGTCTATAATAAGCGCGTCGTATTCATTCTCCCAATCCGCGCGTATAAACGTCTGTAGCCAAGTAAGTAGCTCGGGATTGATTAGGTGAATATGCGTCTTACGCTTCTGCGAAAACGCACGCGCCTTCTCCGATCCGCGTATAAGCTCAAAGGTCAAATGGCCCAGGTGCGACCATGCTTTAGCCTCTTGCCGCCATACTGTCTCGCACACTTTAATGGGCGCAACGATGAGTACCGGTTTAGTAACGATACCGCGTTTAACCCATTCGGAAATAGCTGTCAGCGCCGTCACAGTCTTGCCTAAGCCGGGGTCGATATGAACGGCGGTACCGTCACGCACTTCACTGTCGAATACTTTTACACCCGTCTTCGGGTTACGCATGGGCTCGCCAGTGAATATCTTATGGGCGGCTCGTAGCTGGTAAGAACGCATCGGCTTACCAGTGGGTAAGTGAATACGCTTCTCGTTCCAAGTAAAGCCGGAAGTATCAGACAGAAGATCAGGGAGCATTTACGCTTCTCGTGTTAACGCCTAAACCGTCGCACTCTTGACAAACTCGTACTTTTGTACTACGAAGGTATTCTCCTTCTAGACCCCATACAGCGGTACTTGAAGTCAATCGCCCGTGTCCTGCACATGACGGGCAGTAATCGTTTATCGCCTCTTTAATGTTAGCGCGGTACAGGTTATCGGGTGTGGCCCATGGCGGTCGCATTTAAAGCATCTCCGCTACGCAAATATCGTATAACGTGTTGATGAGGGCATCTACTTCCTCGTACGTATTTACCATATCTAGTACGAGTACACCCCGCTTGCGCCAGTCGTCGCGCACAAGCTCTTGCAGGCGACGTTCGTGCTTGCCGGGGCGCTTTATCTCGATCACCCACGGAGCGCCGGGGGACCATAACGGGCGAAGGATCATCCTATCCGGCGAGCCAGCGGTTCCGGGGGTGACTAGTTTTAGCACTTTAAAGCCGTACCCGGTTAGCCCGCGTACAAGTCGGTTTTCGACCTTGCTTTCGAGTACGGGGGTCATATATCCCACTCTCGCAACGCGTGGTTCGCCATTTCCGCGAAGTCGGGGGTTTGCTGGGGTTTACCCTCGCGGCACAATTGTTCGTTGCGGTCAAACACCGACTGGTATTGTTGCATGAAGTCGTCAAGGACTTCATGGTGCAGCCCGTGTATATCGCATTGATCCATCATATAGCGTACTGCCTGGGAGAAGGTCATTTGTAGCTCTCCGCATACGATTGAAGGATAACCGCCATACGCTTGTTAGACACGCCCTCTACCGTTGAGAGTAGGTCCTTTAAACGAGCGTGAAAGCGCTCTTCGGCGGATACGGGGGCGGTCCAGCGCCATACTTGGTGTTTGTGCGGTATAGGCCCCACGGGTAGTATAGGGTGGGGCTCAACGAATATACTGGCGTGTTGCTTGCCACGGTCGCGTGCCGCGCCCTCGCATTGCACCACAAGATCAGTACGTCCGTCTTGCGTGGCAAAATACCATTCGCGATCCGAGACGATGTACGAGTATACGGTATCTGTTTCGACAATTTTCATTACTGGTACCTTTCCATTTGACTTGCTTCTGCGGCTAGGGGTAAATCGCCATACCACGGCTCAGGCTCGCACATTATAGACGCAAGCTGGTCAGGCGTGCCGTGGCCTATAAGCGGCATGGTTACGTTACTGTCGTGTACTAACATACGGGACGGGTAGCCCGCCCGTTCGGCCTTTAAACCGCCCGTGACGAGTACGTCCCTGGCGATCTTCTGTACCATGTTTTCGACTAGCTTTCCGCCGTACGTAGGCTCACGGTAGCTCTTGCCGTTCCATTCCGTACGGAAGCTCAATTGCTCGCGTATGCGCCCCCAGCGCTCCACGACTTCGACTTTCGGGCGGTAGTAGTGCTGGCACGATCCGCTAGGGTCCTGGCGCACAAGCCAGTACCGCTCTTCGTCAATGTGCCACGTATAGAATTTAACGCCCGTTGCGCCTAGCTCATACACTTGGCCGGGGTTCATCACGGCGAGTATGGCGCATTGCTCGACCCGTGACCATAGCTTCACAATTTCGGGATGGGCGTCGCGGTAGTCTTTAACGGTCTTTTGCGCTTCCTCAAGCGCGATAATCAAATCGGAGTTATCGCAGTATTCTACAAACTTGGGAGGGCCGATGCCAAAGCCCGCGCCTAGCACCGCCGACTTGGCTATCTGGCGCTTGCGGGCGTACGGGCCTGTTTTAAAGACTTTACCCCGCGCGTCGAAGTAGTCTTCGTAGCGCGTCTCGGGCCACATATAATCCGACGCGAATTTGACGTACGGGTCTTTCTTCTCTCTAAACGCGTCAAGAAGCCATTCGCAGCGCGCTAGCCAAGCGAGTATTCGCGCCTCAATCTGCGAGTAGTCGCAGTCGATAATCGTATGCCCAGGTTCAGGACGTATAAACCCCTTCATGGACACGCTCAGCGCCTTTAAAGGCCGCATAAAGCGCCACTCGGCGGCGTCTATCCAATCGGGTTTACCGACGACACTAGGGTCGTCCAGAATGCTAAGCGGGGGTCCGCCGTTGTGCCCTATCTGACCGCCCCACCACGGGCCGTCTAGATACTCAAACATGCGTTCTAGCACGTACGGGTCACTACGTTTCATGTTGCCGGTCTGCAAGCGCTTATGCGACCAACGCATAGTGTGCGCGCCGCCGTACAGGTGGCCTCCGCGCACTACGCTGTCTATGGGGTCCGCGCACGCCTGCATCGTGGCGAGTTTCTTTACAGACGCTAGTGAGTTATCCAGCCGTATATTGATTGCGTCCTGTAGGTCTTGCGGAAACTCTGCTTTAATTAAACGCTTTAAAGTCTTTGAGCGCAAGTCCCCCAGGTTATCAATCTCTTCGCGTTGTTGCAGATACTCAAGCACACGGTCACGCTGCGTCGGGCGTAAGTCCGTAATCTGCTGAAAGCGTCGGTTAGCTTGTTCCGTGAAGTATTCCGAGTACGCTATGGCGCGGTCCACGCTCTGTAGGTCTACAGGAACACCACGGCGATTGATAATTTCGTCCCATTCCCATGCGGCTTGTTCGAACGGGGGCAGATCGGGCAAGAGCGCGTCGATATCCGCTTCCGCCATACCGTCGATAACGCAATACTCTAGACCGGCTTGCCAACCTGCGCGGTTTTGATGGGGCTCGTACCATAGGTCCTTAACGATGCCGTCCTTTTTCGGCCCCTTGTACTTACGTGGCTTACAAAAATTAGTGATGAATTCCTTGCCGCGCGCATCTTTCTGATTAACCACTTCAAGGTCGGACGCTGAGCCTTCAAGACTAGCTCTAATTCCGTAATAACGACTGCGCGCGGCAGTACATGACCAACGCGTGATAGGGGGCCAACCCCATTGCAGGTGACAAATATAGTAATAGATTGCCTGTTCAAACCGTGCGTTATGTGCAACGAATGTGTCGCCGCGTGCGATTGCTGCCAGGATAGCAGGCGGGCAAGGTACTTTAAAGAGGTTGAGCGTCGGGCTGGGGGGCTTCTCATTAGGGTACCTGCTCGCTGCATATCCCGGTATATCAAAGAAGTCGATAATCTCGAATACAGGCGCTTGGCCGCGCGGGGCGGAACCGATGGTAAGCATTAGAGGGGTTGTTGACCAGTGACGCGCGTATACATGCTCGCCCAGCTTGGGCAAGTCTATAAGACTACGCGTCTCGAAGTCGATATGTGTACGGAGCGCTTCCATCGGTTTCGCTTTAAAATACGCCCGTACGCATAAAGCCTTGCGCCGCCTGCATAGCTTCGTCTAGGCTGTCAGCAGCGCCGGTCAGGTTAAGTACGTAGTCTGACGTGCCGTCCGACACTTTAAGAAACGTACGCCGCGCATCGACGGTGAATTTACCGTCCGGCGTAGTGTTTACGACTACCCTGCGTCGTTCGCGGGCTGCGGGTTCTTCGGGAATAAAAGGCATTTTAAAGCTCCATGTAGGGAAGTGGCCCCTGCTTTCTTGCCGCAGGAGGGGCCGAACCACGGAGACGCGGCGCCCTGGCTTACCGCTGCAAGCTCTAGAGGACGATGCTACCGCCTCCAGCGGGCGGCATTTTCGCCAGCGGGTCGAATTGCGACTTCGCGTCCGGCTTGCCGCCGCCGCCGATCCGCTCGCCGTCCGCCGCCTTCTGGATATTGTTAAGGCGCACGCTTATGAAATTACGGCCGGAGTATTCAGTGCCGAACATGATGCCCGATACGCGCGCCATGCAGCCGGGGTAAATATCCGTGGCGAGAAGGTCTTCGTTATACGGGCCAATCAGGCCGGGAGCGCCAGCGTACGTCACTTGACCCGTGCCGTGCCGCGTTGGCGTTGCCTTCGTTTTAAAGTTCAAGTACACTCCGCCGAACAGGTATTCGCGCTTCATGGTGTTGTGTTCCGGGCTGTCACCGTCGCGCAAGAAGGGCTCCAGGCGGAACCAGCTATCCGTCGCGGAACCGGGCCACGCCTCGTCACGCGTTTGTGCGGCCAGCGTGCGTAGCGGGATCAAAGTAGTCTCAAGCTCCGACTTGGGCCACCACAAAGTGACTTTAAAGTCAGCCTTCTGGATACCGTCCGTGTCCAGGATTGGCTCTTTCGTCTTCTCGTTCGTTTGAAGCTGCGGCTTGTCGTGGTAAGCGTGCATAAGCCTACCAATAGGGGTGATAAACTCGTTGAAAATGGGCTTGTTGTTCGGCTGATTTACGTATGCTTTGGTCATTTGGTCGCTTTCTTTAAAGGATGTGAGTTTGGTTGCTTGGTACAGTGGCGGGGTCTATCGTGCCGAACTCGCTGCCCCGTACGCGAGCCGGTCTACCGTCGATGGCCCGCTCTAGCGTCAGGCCACCGGCTGTCTCTGTGATGTATTGTCCGACGATGTTGTCGTATAGCGTTTTCCAGCTACCACGCGGCAAGTACGACTGACGCGCGTATTGCTTAATAACGTCTTCAATGTGCTTGCACGTGCCAAGGTGTTTTAAAACTTCGGGACGTTCGACGTCAAGGTCGGATACCCAGGCAAGCTCAGGGAACAAGCGCCGCGCCCACGTCAGGCCCAGCGCGCTCTCAATTGCGCCTACGAGGTTAGCGGGATCGCGTACAGCACGGTTACGGCGTCCCTTGACCACCTTGTAGCCGTCGATACGCCGGTCCATATTCATTATGCGCCGCATGGCCTCCATGCGCGCTTCATTGCGGTAGCCTGCTAGCTCGTCGCACGCGTCAAGCACTTTAGAAAGGCTCTCATCCGACATACCCTTAAGCTCGCTTGAGTGCCAGCCCAGGGCTAGATCGTTTTGCGCGTATACGCGGAACGCCTCGCAGCTACCACGGTGAGGGCAGTAAGACGCTTTACAGTGCGTCCCGGCCTGAACGTGGTTATCGTTCGCCACCGACCACAATACGGCCTCTTCGTGATGGCGTACGTCCGTATCGGATGGCTCCCACGTACGGAACGTGCCGTTTATGTGATCGAAGTTGGGTTGGTGGATACCAAGCCTGTATCGCGGTCGCGGGCCGTATAAAGCAATCGCGCCCAACAGGTAGGTAAGCATCTGTTCGTTATGTTCGACGTCAACGGCCACGTAGCCGCTCTTCTCGTCAATAACGACAATAATTTCCGGGTGAACGTAAAGAAGATCGGCGGTGCCGAATTCGCCTGTCTGCGGTATGTCTAGCCGTACTTCAACGTACAGTTTACCGCCGGGAAACTCTTTAATGAGCGCTTTAACCTTCTCGGCCAAGTCGTCCATTGCTTCGGCCATATCGGGGTCAACGTCGCGGGGTAGCGCGCCGAATACGATCCGATCCTCCATGGCCTTGTGCCACTGATCGCCCTTTAAAGATGCGTCAGTCTCGTCGTTGGGGTATAGCGGTGTAACTTGCGCCGACCACGGGCATGACAACCAGCGCTTAGCGGCGCTAGGTGGCCTGTTCTTTGCGTGTGCGATTGTCATGCCCGTAATCTCGCTTACTAGTAGAGGCTAGCGATATACCAGTCGTCCGCCAGCAGGTCCGTTTGGGAGGCCAGCCAGGGGACGCGGTCGCCGTTCGGGTATTCGATGTACACGTACGGTTTCGTCATCTTGGAGTGTTCGTCCGGCGTTTGCAAGCGGCATGACAAGTCTTTGCCGTTCCATCCGTAACGAGCGACGGCGTGGCCGTTGCGCATCATTTCGATGGCCCAGCCGATTGTACCTTCGGGCATTTTAAAGTCCTTCTACTGGAGGTTAAGTTTTTGGCCGAGCGCGGACGCCCCACCGACTACGCCTTTAGCGGCGTCACTAAACCGCGCCATACGTATACCGATCAGGTGCAGATACGCTTGCGCGCTCTCCATTTGTAGCATAAACAAATGGCGATCTAGTATATCGAGAGCTTTAAAACCCTCGGTTTGGGTGAATGCCGCCATGGCCTCAACGCGTGCGTTAAGCTCATCGCCTTCCTTACGGAGTGCGTTTACCATGGCGCGGTACGGAACGGATTTACTTGCCAGTGCGTCCACGGCTCGCCTCCGCTTCTAGCTCAGCGCGGTTACGCTCTGCGGCGGATGGACGTTCAGACTTGGCTTTAACGTGCTCGTCCACGGTCAAGCCGTAATCGGGATGGTTACGCCCGACATACGCCCACGGAAATTTCTTCCGCCCATGGGTGGGTACGGGCAGGCCCCGTTCGCGGCGCGCGTTTAGGCGGCGTTGTTCTTCACTGTTCATCAAAGGTCTCCCTAGAACGGTTTAAAGGGTGCCGGCATCACGTTTGTCCGGCGCGTAGGCGGTATTGCGACTGCGTAGGGGTGTACGCCGTAACCGCTTCGATCCGGCGCTAGATGATCGACGGACGGGGAGCGGGAGCGGGGGCCGCGCCGGTCGTGTGGCGCTGAATAACGCCTTGGAACGCCTGATAGAGCGCCGCCGTCTGATGCGGTTGCACTTCGGTAAGGGCGTTAATCCCCATGCCGCGCATTGCCACGCCCAAGTCCGCCTTAAGGGCGAGATTGTCGAGATGCGGCGTGATAAGCGCCGTGATCGCGTCTTCGTCCACAACGGCGGGGGCAGGTGCCGGAGCGGGGGCAGGTGCCGGAGCGGGCGTAACCGCGACGGGTGCAGGAGCGGCCCCGACCGGCGCTGCGTATTGTTGCGGCGCGACTTCCGCCGTTGCGTCGAGACTGTTGGCGGCGGCGCGAAGCGCGGCGGCTAGTTGTTGAGCGGTAATCATTGGACTATGAGTCCCCTTTAAAGGTTTTGGGTAGATGATACCCCGCACGTCCTTGCTGGATGAGGTTTTCAAACTTCATCGTCGTAAGCACCTGCGAGATGCGAGACCGTGAGACGTTAGGCATAACGCTCACGAATTCCTGCTGTGTCATATATGGGTGAACAGCTAGGAGCTTTAACACGCTCGCGCGGACGTCATGCTTGGCCGCTGTCAGCCAGCCGCCGCGTTCCGCGTTGAACGCAATATCTATTTGATGATCGAAAGGTATATCGCGACCGGACAGGAGCAGTTTACGTTCTTCGCTCTCTTCCTGAATACCGCGCTTGCCTTTAATGGACATAACGCCATCGACGGTGCCTGTAATGCCAGACGTACCGGAGGCGTCTTCCATGAAGTCGCCGCTCTCTTGCGACGCTAACCCTTTTTTCTCGTGGTGTACGACAAGTATACAAACCTCACGTTCCGACGCGAGGCGCGTAATCGGATACATTTGATCGACGTCGCGCTGGTACACGTCGCGGTTATTCGACGGTCCTCTAAAGTGCGCGTAAGTGTCGATAATCATAAGTTTTGTCCTAGGGTACGCGTCGTGAAAACGCTTTAATGCGTCCACGCCTTGCTCCCCACGAGGGAACGCGCTATACGCCCGCTCGGCCTCTTCGGGGTTGGATACGAATTGTTTACCGGTAGTGGGTGAGATGTCAACACCACCAGTCCAGTATCGAAAACCCGACAGATCAGGTGGGTTAAGGTCCAAGGTCTGTAAAAGTCGTATACGACTGCGGAGCCTGCGCTCGTTATCTTCGAGCCCAAGGAACAGTACCTCGCCAGTGTTACATTGCCAATCGAGAAACTTTCGCCCGCTGCATACGGCGAGCGCCAGTTGAAGCGCAAGGAAGGTCTTACGCATTTTTGGGCGGGCGGCGAGGAGTATTGTACCTGTGGGTAGAACATTCGGTATGATCCAGTTAGGCTCTTTAAATGTACGTGCCTGCAAATCCGCCATCGACGGGATGCGCCGAAAGTCAAACTGCGGCCCCGGTGGGGCGGCTCCCGGTAGATTAGCAGCCGTAGCCGGGGTGTCAATCGAATTTTTCGGAGGGCCTAGAATTTCGAATTCTGTCAGCGGGGCTTTTAAAATATCCGCCAAGCGCTGCGCTGCGAGCGCCTTATCCTTGCCGAATACTAGCTCAGACAGAAGGCTAACAGGCGTGCGTCTACCTTCGGTCGGGTCGCCCTGGTCGGCAATGCCGAAGTATTTAATCCCCAGCGGGCGCGGGTGGATCGTAAGGTCTTCTTCGAAGTCGAGACCGATATCCGCCGACGCTACTCTAAAGCCTTGTTTGTACGGGCGGGCGGACGGGAAGAAGTGCGGTACCCATTCGGGGATACGCTCCATCGCGTGTTCGTTGAGACCGCGATACTTCTTTTCGTCGTCAGGGTATTCGCTATGGCCGGGTGCTTTATAGGCGGCCTGTGCGCTAACAGTCAGGTACTTTTCGTTCGCGGCGTTAAAGTGTTTTATTTGCCCCAGCGTAACAGTTTGACGCGGCTCTTGCGGTGCCGTAAGTAAGACAGACTTTCGGTGGGGCCGTAAGGGGGCGTTATCGCCTTTGCGAGCCCACGTGCCGGGGAGGCGGAAGATACGCGAGGCGTTGAAGGCGGTAGTATCGACCGTGCAGCCCAGCGCGCTAAAGCGTCCGCTAAGTGTCTTGAGGAAGTTGTGTATAGCATCGCGAACCTCGTCGGTATTTGGTTCATCAATGGGGTACAGCAGGTGTGCGCCGTTACCCGAGGATACGGACGCAGGCGCAGGCCAGCCGTACTGAATTTCCAGCATTGACGCAATGGTACTGGCGACCTTTAAAGCGTTGGCGCGCTCTTGGTCGGACGCGCTGATGCCGCTAGGCCGGTCGGGGTCAATGTCGATGAGTAGCCAGCGTCGGCGCAGCACGTAGCCGTCAGTCGTGGTGTGGCTCGACCACGGAAGTATGCGGTTGTACGCGCGAGCGGCTAGATCGGCGTGAACCGGGTTGGGGGTGTAGTATATCCCCGCGTACGGTTCCTCTAAAGCGGCTACGGCGCTTGCAGCGTTCTCGACGCTATCGAAGTAACCGCTATCAACGCGCTTACTATTTCGGGCGTGTAGTAGCCGTATTTCGAACACGCTACCGCGCTCAATGAACGCGTTTAAAGCGTATGCTATTTCGGCGTAATCATGTTGCCGGTTCATCCCAACCCGTTCTGTACATGCGCTGGGGGCCACCCGGCGCGCTTGCCGAGCGAGGGTGCTACGGCGGTTTGAGGGGGTCGTCAAGAGCGCGAGAGGGGCGCGCTGGGGGCCTCTAGGGGCGAAGGCTGGCCCCCCTACCTGGGGAGGTCTAGGGGGGCCAGCCGGGGCCGGGCTAGGGCCTGTCCTGGGTCGTCGGCGGCAAGAGCCGAGGGACACGCGCGAGCTACGGCGCTTTGCGCTGACCGTCAAGGGGGTCATAACGTCCACAAGCGCGCAGCCGCGACGGCGCGGGCCTCGTCAGGGTATTTAAAGACTTTATGCCGCCACGTCGCAAAGTCGAGTACGCGGACGATCCAGCCGTCGCCGCCGATGTTCTCCCGCGTCACCACGTAGTAACCGCTTGGGGACCAGAACGGAGGCATCGCTTTAAATGAACCGATTTATTGTGCGGTCGGACGGGATATTCGCGAGCCCCTCAAAAGCGTCGCCGCTATCTATACACGCTACCCAATCGAACGGGTACACGTGAATTGTCTGACCGCCGAAGTACAGGCTAGCGAACGGGATCATAAGCGGATCGTCGCCGAACTTTACAGCGCCCGATGGCCGTATTAGCCGCGCGCCCTCTAAAGCGTCCCAGCCGCCTACGTGGTTTTTTGCGAATTGCCCAGCGGGTGTGCGCGTCATGCAGTCAACGTCGATCATGCCGGGTATGTCCCCGAGCGCGTCAACGATAAAATCGTCGGGCCAGGGGTAAACCCTTTTGTATCGGCGCGTCCAGCGCTGGCGACCTACCCAAAACGTTCTACGCTCTAAAAGCGTGCGACCGGCAGACACTAACTGCGTCACGGTTGGCGGGTCATCGGGCGGCGAGTATATTTCTTGAAGATGCGGCGGGTCGTCGTATTTTCGAGCAGCTTGCGGGTAAAACCCCTGTGTAGCCTCTTCAAAGCGACTGCGCCAAAACTCGTATATAGCGGGACGGTGTATACGTGTAGGGGGTGCCATGTAAATGCCTTTAAAGGCTAAACGTCAATCTCGCACGGATACGAGTATACCGAATGGTTGTTGCGGAACGCCCAAAAGGCGGTCTTCCCCATCCACGTACGGAAACCGGGGTCCTGGTGGTCGCCTACGCGGTCGTGAACGGGCTTCGCGTCGGGGTCGGCCTGATTACGTACGACAACGCGTACCATGCAGGGGCCTTCAAACACGGTGTTCTCTTGACGGGCGGGGCGAGTGCGCGTGTCGGGGTTGTATCGGACAGTCATGCCGTCGTACCTTTAAAGCTATTGAAACAAGAATACCGGGGGAGGCGTTGGGACCTCCCCCGGCGCTCGCTAGCACGCCCTACAGGAGAGAGGGCTTGCCCGCAAGTTTCTTGTTCGTCCCCATGCCAAGCAGGTTCTTGGCGGGGTTGACGAAGCGCTCATCACGCGACGCTTCGAGCATCGCCCGGTCGCCGCCAGCGGCCACTTGTTCTTCGATGATCGCATTAAGGTACGCGAGACCATCGGTGCCGACCGCCTTGCGGGCTTCGAAGAACGAGTATTTCGGGTTGGTCTCCCGTTCCTTGCCGTACACCGCGCGCACAACGGCGTCAGTGATCGTAGCAATCAGCGGGTCCTTGACCTTGCGTTGCGCCGGCTCGTCGCCGCGCTTGCGGATCGTACCGTTGACCAGATCGGCAATAGCCCGGTCGAAAGCCGCTTTATAGTCGGGCGGCGTGGGGCGTTCGCCTTCCGGCTTGGCGACAATGGATTGCAGCGGGTCCGCCGCCGTAGCCTTGTCGTACGCGTTCCAAGCCAGGACCTTCTCGTCCTTCTCGAAACGGTTGCTCAGGCCATTGAGGCGATTGGCGATGTAATCGCGCACGGCGTTCTTGAGAAAGTCCAGGCGCGTATCTGACGGGATCGTCGCCAGATCAACGGACACGGTTTCGCTACCGAGTTGACGGAACTCAAAACCGGCGACGTTGGGGTTAGCGGCCTCGGGGGCCGGGGCGACGGTGGGTTGCTCAGACATTGTGTATCTCTTGCCTATGTGTTTGTGCCGATATCGGCGGGACAAGTTGACCTTAGCCCGTTGTGCGCGGGCGTCAACAATTATTTTTCGGTTTCTGCCGTCCAGTCGTCACCGTGGTTGGCTAGATGGATCGTCGTCTCTTTTGTGCGGGGGTCGTACTCGGCCCGCAACGTCGCTTTGCCGTCTTCGATGACTTGGGAGAAAGGCATACCGGCAGCCTTGAGACAGCTACAAATCTGGTCAAGTGCTTTAAACGTACTGCCCATGTAGTCGCCCCAGGCGCACGAGGTTTTAGAGAACGACACTTTAAAGTCGTTACGCGCGAGCGAGTAGGTTATCCGCACCATAGCGCTACGGGATAGGAAGTGGACTTCGGGGTTCGTCCGCGTGCCGCCGACAGTAGCGCGCCAGTACATACGTTCGGTGACAGCGTTGAACGATACGGCGAGGTCGTCAGCCCGCATGAGGGGTGTTTGCGTCATGGCTTTAAAGCTCCTCCCACGCCTTAAGCGCGGCTTGTAAGTTCATACCTTTTTCGGCGCAACGCACGCCAAACTCTACGGCGCTTCGCATTGCGGTTAAGTACGCCGAACGCGGCATAGTCATAGTATCGCTTGGCGCAGCGTTCGGCGTCCAGTTTTCGCAAAACGGGCGCATGTCGGGACAGTCCATAGCGTGTTCGCAGTCGCAGCCTGCACCCATGGCGCAGCGACCGTCATTGCGTACGGGTCCGCTCATTACGACTTTAAAGCGATTGCGCGCTTTTCCTCTACCAGAAGAAGCTCTCGCACGATGTCAAGTGTAATTTTCGTCGCCTCTTCGCGCGACGTGTTTGGCTTACGGGCGCGCACCTCCACGCGGGCAAACGCGATTGCCAGTGCGAGCATGAGGCAATGGGTGTCGTCGTCGGGGCGTAGCTTCTCCGCGAGCGGGGCCGTCCCGACGATTATGGTATTCGCAAGCGCTTCGGCAGCGCGGCTCATGGTTATCATATCGTAGGTCCTTTAAAGTATGTTTACGAGGTTGGGTTTCGGGGCCGGGGGCGCGTCGTTTAAAGATACTGTGCTAAGGGCGGTCGGAACCTTAATTCCGAACGCGCCCTCTAGCTTACGGGTCGCGTCCATAAAGAGGCGCACGTTATCTGAGTGCGCCAAGCGCCCGCCGTCCACGGTCATAACTCGAACCGTGGCGGCGACGTACGCTTGCAACGCAAGCATTTGTGCTGGCGTCACCGCCATTTAAAGCGCTCCAAGAGTGAGCGAGGCTGGGGCGGGACGTATACGGGTCCGCGCGAGGGGCCGCGTAAAGGGAATTGCACGGGGCTGACAGGCCAGGGACGGCCTACGGTGTTGGGGCGATCATCCATCGTGACGCCTCCCCCTCACAGGCCAACGCCCCGTATGCGTCGGCTCGGGCTCTGAGTATTCGCCTTGCTTGCGCCGCTTGGCGGCGTACTTTGACAGGGCGGGCGGATGCTCTTTACGCTTCTCCGCGCGTGCGGCGGCGTTGCGTAGGTTTCGCTTTGATTGCTTCACGCCTAGCCCTCCACCGCTTTAAAGGTATCCACGATCTTCCGCTGCGTGGTGACTTTTTCTATGTCAAGCGAATACTGAGGGTTCGCGGCGTACTCTTGCGCGGCGGCGATATGGGCCTCCGCTTCGGACGCGAACGCGGGCAAGCCAATGACCGGGTGCCGCGCCACGTTGCCGCTCCGATGGCGCACAACGCGATATACTGTAACGGTGTCCATACTTTGTACCTCCTGTTAGGTTGCGGTGCCACCGTAGCACGGCGGGCGGGGTTCGTCAACATCCCAAATGACGCCGCAGCGCGGGCAACGATACTGGTCTTGCGTGTGCCGCGTACGTCCAGCGTCGCACGTTGACGTTAAAGCGCTTGACGGAGCGGGCGGCTCTAAAGCGTACGGTCCTAGGTCAAGCTGACCCTGTGGGGGCGACGGGTCGGGATACCGCTTACGTCCTTTAAAGCGCCCCATTAGTCGCCCCCTAACGCGCGCATGAGCGCCATAAACTCGGGCGTGCGCCAGTCCACCTTATTAATCTCGCGCCAGTCGTCAGCGTCCCCAGGGAAACCCACGATGGTAAAGCGCCGCCATAGCTTCTCAGGGACTACATACGCAGGAAATGACGCGTCGCCGCGTTGCCAACGTCGCCAGAGCCTATGCGCGCCGTCGATGCTTATATGGTGTTCGCCCCAGGTTCCGATGATACCGGGGATGTTTAAAGCGCCGTCGGGTAGGCGTCGGGCGTGCGCCTCTTCGACACCCAACAAGCCGCGTTTGAGCGCGTCCACTAGGGAGGGCGCAATATGGCAATCCGTGACGGGCCAGTTAGCGGATTTGAGCGCGCGGCCTAGGACGCTTGCGGCTATGTGGACGGGCGGCGCGTCATCCGGCGTAAACGTGTAGACGCTCTCGGTTAGGTCCAGATCGGATACGTGTATAGGCATAGCTTTAAAGCTCCTGCGAACGTGCGGACACGTATTGGCTCTCGCGATACGCGGTTGCGGTGATATTTTCAATTGCGGACATAATCGCGTTATGTGGCGCGTTATGCCGCGCTGCGAAGCCCTCGCGCCACCGCTCAAACGCGTTATGGGCCTTTGCGCTTGGCGCGTCGCCTCGCGCGTCCAGAAACGCGCGCCATAGCGCCGCCCCCTTAAGTAGTTCAAGCGCGCGCTTGCCGGTCCAATTCGTATGTGCCATCTTTAAAGGTCCTTCGGTTCGACGCGAAAAATGTTGTCATCCGCCAAGGCTTCTGCCGTCGCCTCGCCATAGCTACGCAACCCCGCCTTTAGGGGAATGCGGAAACGCTCAGGGTCGCGTTTCCAAGTTTGCGTTTTGCCGTTGCGGCGCACGCGCCACCATACGCCACGCCCCATGTGCGCCCAAAGTCGCCCCTCGTCTAGGGCGGTCTCTAGCGCTTCGCGGGAGCGGGGAGCGTTAAAGCTACTCGTATCTGTTTGCTGGTATGTCATCTTTAAAGTCCTTCTGTATGGGGACGCGCGTTGCGTCCTTGCTGGTACCCTCTCGCGTATTCATCCGGCCACGCGTGCGCCGTTGGACGGTAGGGGGCGAGCCTTAACCCATCGTAAATGCCCGCCAGGAAAGCCCTACGCGCCCGTTTGACGTAGGCGGCTACCAGAGTAGCGGGGGAGGTCATGCCGCCCCCTGTGGCGCGGCTAGCGCCGCGTCAATCGCCTTGGAAATATAGGCCAGCGCGTCTTCTGGCGTCTTCGCCACGGTGGACGCTTGGGCCATGCCGTTTAGGACTACCACGCCAGCGGGGGCGTTGATGAGGTCCCCGGCGGTTGCGGGTACGGTGGACCCATAACCCGGGTCGCAGGGGGCGTGCGAGCGTTCACGCAGCGCGAAGCCTAGACGCCGGAACATGGCGGGGTGTCCGATTGAGAAGGACAAAACCGCCAAGTCCAACGGTTGCGACGCGCGCTTTAAAGTCCACGAATGCGCGACGCGTTGCCCGCGTACGTTACTGACGATCATTCCAATAACTTCTACGCGTACGTTTTCCGCCTCCAATTGATTAATGTAACGCGCAACCGCAGTCCCGAAGTTAGCCATATGGACCGCAGAGACCGACGCCAGAGCGTTAACAGGGATTGCGAGGGTAAGAGCGCGCCCGCTCCCCTCACGCCCGTTGGGGGCGTTCCGAACCATACAATCGGGCGCGCCCGCGCAATACCGGGGGACGTTCGGGCGGAACCCGTACACGTCATTCCTAAGGCGCGGCTTGGGGGTGTACGGGCGGAGGCGCTTTAGAGCGGCTTGCGTCTTTTGCGCGCCCTCAATCCAACCAAACCGCGCCATGTCAACCGCGCCCGCGTAACCCGCTTTCAAATCCCAAGCGGTTTCGGGCGTGGCGGTTTCACTGTCGCGGCAATCCCACGTACGCGGCATGGCGTTGATATACTCGCCTAGCGCGTGAAGGCTTTCGAACGCGTAACGGTGATGGACCGTCCCGCCCGTTTTTGTTTCCCGATGTTGCACGTTAAAGCGCCTTTTCGATTTGCTTCACGGTGTCGGCGTCCAAGCCTTTCCAGATCGCCATTTGCGCCGCTTCTTCCCACGTAAACCCGTCTTCGAGCAACGCGCAACCCTCATACGTCGCGCGGGGCGTGACAAGGTGGGGCAATTCGCGTTGGGCGATCACGCGGCGGATACGTTGCACGTAGTCACACCATTCGGCGTTGGACGCCAACGCGCGCTCTAAAGCGTCATCATAGCCGAATTCTAGGAACGTGAAGCGGTCAATTGATGCGGCGTCCAATTGCTCACGCCCGACATACTGGCGCGACGAACCCGTCAAGGTAGTGTTACCCGCCGCAATGCATTTGAAGTCGGGATGGCGCTTCACCACGCCGTCAGGGAAGGCGCACACGCCGTTAGCAAGCGCCATATTCAGCGCGACAATCGCGCCCGCGCCCGACCCGTCCAATTCGTCAAATAGGAACACCCCGCCATGTTCATACGCTTCGCGGAATGGCGTACGCACAACGCTTCCGGTGGCGTCGCGGAACCCAAGAAGTAGATATTCGCTCTCAACCTTGGCGACGTAGTAGACGGGAAGATTGAACGCTTGGCCCGCTTGTGCGGCCACTGTCGTTTTACCCGACCCGGCCGGACCATGGAGGTAGACGTTACGCCCGGGTCGCGCCAGGAGGCGAATAACCTTGGGCGTGAGGCGATGCGTAAGACCCAGCGGGACGGCGGGCGCGTTGGCGACGCTCACGACAAGCGAGACCGGCGCTAGGTCGCGAATAGCCTTCGCGACGTTGGACCGGATATCCGACCCGATTGCGTCCATGCGCGCGTTAAAGGACCGCTCCTGATCTTCAACCGCGCGCTGTAGGGGTTCGATTGCCCCGCTTTGTACCTCGTCGCGAATGATGCGCCGAACCTCGTCTATGGACGGGCCAGAAGCCCCCATAGGCGGGCGGGCGGGGGAATGTGCCGAACCAACGCGGAGGCGGATACGGTCGGCAATGCGTTGCGCCGCTACGCCGTCCTTTTGAGCGACGTTAAAGAGACCGCGCAAATCGGCGTCCGTCATGGCGCGAACGTCCGTTTCGGAAATTCCGGTAGCTTGTGCGAGACGCTCTAAAGCGTAGGCGGGGGGCGAGCGTCCATAATCGCGCGATATCTCGCGCGCTAGGTCCGTAATCGCATGGGGGCTGGTAAGCGTTTGGTAGGCCACGGTAGGTCTCCTGTAGGTTACACGCCCTAGGGCGGGCCAGGGTTTCCCCCTCCCGCCACGGGCGCATTAAAGCGCGTCTAGGGCGTCGGTTATTCGTCGTCAGGCTCCCCCGCTGTACTGAGGTCTTCGCAAATCAATTCCCCCGGGCAATCGGGGACCGGGCACGCCAGGAAGGGATGCGGCTTGATATGCTTAAGCGTCACGCGCGCCAGCCATCCGCAGGAGGGGCATTCAACCTTACGCAACGCTGCGGCTTGCTTCTTCCGGGCGTTAGACGCCCCGCCCGTCAACGCCGCGTACGGCATCGCCCCGAGACTGTCGATTAGGGGCAACGCCCACGCGTACCAGTCCTGCCCGGGCGCGTAGTCGTTACGCCCCTGCCCGCCCTCTAGGCCAAGCGACGCCGCGACGCGGCGGTAATGCGACCCGCGACGCGACCCAAGGCCCGTTGCGGCATAGATCAATTGCTGCGTTAGCACGTCGCAGATACGCGCAACGTCCGTCATGGTCGGGCGTATGAAAATTTCAAAATGTCCGTCATCCGACGCTGTATCCGCCCAAATCTCCCCGGCGCGCGTGCCTTTCGTACCGTTCGAACCAAACCCGACGCTAACGCGTACGTTCGGGGGGAGCGGGGCGTTAGCGGCCTCAAAATGGACCCGCGCGCCTTCAATGAAAGCGTTAAGCCACTCTTCGCGGGTTTCGTAAGCGTTCGTCATGGTCTCGTCTCCTGTATGTCGGGCGCGTTCCGCCCCGCGCCGAAGCGCCATCCCTACTTAAAGCGTCTCTCGCACAACGCAACCCCTGCGGCGTCTTTTTTCAAAGAAAAAGGAAGCGGGCGCGCGTGAATATCTTTTTCGCCTATGTCAACCCCCTGTCCGTCGATTACGTCGCTAGTGTGGCTTTTCGGTATACGCCTAGAACGCCCTCAGAAGCCTCAGGACGGGCGTTAGCGGGTTCGGTCACTCTCCTATGGAAAAAGCGCCAGAGGGGCATAGGCGGCGTTTTTACGTTTTGTTCTCGTATTGCATACAAATAAAATACAACCCCAAGGCGCGTCGGGTATTGTTTACCGTTTGTTCCACGTCGCGTTAAAGCGTCGCTCCCCGCCCGATCATCTCACGCCGGGTTCGTGCCGCGCGTCGCTTACCCTTACGTAATGCGCGTGGACGCTCACACGCCAACCCGCAAACGCCGGAAGCGCTCTAAAGCGTTCCGCGTAGTTTAAGACTAAACCATGCGCCTCCCGCATCATGGGCGCATTAAAGCGCGTCCACGTTTCGACGCTTACGCCCGCCGCGCCAGGAGACCACGCGTCCCGAGACCATAGCGCGCGTGGCCCGCCCGCCGCGCCTAGTAGCCATGCGTCCGCCATGAGGGGAGCGCGCCCCGCCGCTCGCATCTCTATGACTAGCGCGTTAAAGCGCTCCCCCGCTGATAGCCCCTCTCGGGAAGTAACCCAAGCGTCCAGGTGGGCAACGTGTGGACGCGTTAAAGCATCGTACACAGTAGAACGAAGCCATGGTCTGTATTGTAACGCGGGACGACGTTTAGATGCTGTATTCATGGGGTGTTTCTAGTCCTTTGCATGTATTGAGGGGATTGTTTGCCGATTTATAGAGGGTACACGCTGCGGGTGTTCTCTAGGTTTGTCAATACTTGAAAAAAGCCCAACAAAATCAATGGGTTCATGTATAGAGGCTAGTGTTTGCCGAGTGTTGCTTTGAGGCGGCCTGTTATATGTGTAAAACCTTGCAAAAGAAGCCGTCGCGGCCTGTTTTCGATCTGCACGAATACCTTACATCTATATAAGGGATTGTTCGCGTATATGTATATAGGGGTATATATAGAGTATCGGGGAGGACGCGAATATTGTACGCAAGTATTGTATATTTGAGTATAAATTCGCTTACGAATACTGCTTTAGAGCGTCGCCCTAGGCAAACAGTGGCAGATAAAAGTGTAAGTTCATGGTTTGTTCCCCTATTGAGCGATCCTTAGAGAATACTCAAGTATTATATTCGAGTATTATACTTAAAGTATAGTATTCGGCAGGCATATTATACTCAAGTATTATATTTTATTACTATACTTCCTATGCTTTAAAGTAATTTATTCAAGTATTTAATGCTTTAAAGCGTCAAGTATACAGTGTTCACGATTTGTTCCAGTTATTATACTTAAATATACTTAAGGTCCCGATTTTATACTTAAAAATACTTAGGCCACCGGGTTCGCGGGCAGGCGGGGGGTGTACTTGTGCCGGGTACCAACGCAACAAAATTTTTTCAATTTTACAATACAGAGTTATTATAATAATGCACATACTAGGTTAAAGTACAATAACACATCCCCGACACACCCCGCACCCAAGCTCATTTTGCCCCTTGACAACCCCTAGGGAACCACGGCACGCAAGCACCCGATGCGCAATCAAGACACCCTCGACAGGCTGGCCCGAGAGCTACAGCGGAACTGCGGAGACGCCCTGGCAGCCTCTCGCGCGGTAGGGGTGTCGCTTCTATTCGTGAACCAGTGGCGCAAGGACGATCCCGAGGTAAATGCGCGGCTGAGCGAAGCCGAAGAGGTCGGCACGCAAGGGCTGGTCAGCGCGGCGATCCAACGGGCGGTACATGGCGTACCCAAGGGCGTGTACTATAAAGGCGTCAAGGTAGACGAGGAAACACAATACTCGGATAGCCTACTGACTACGCTCTTGAAGGCGAAGATCGACGACTTTAAAGCGCAAGATGAAAGATCAGGCGGCGTACACGTCAATGTCAACGTGGCGAACCTGATGCCGCGTGCGTCGTCGTACGATGAATGGCTGACGATGAAGGAGCGTACGATCCGGCCCGCGCTCGAAGCGCCGACGGACACGCCCATCGACGTGGAGTACGCCGAAGTGAAGGTTCGGTTTCACGATATTGACCTTTAAAAGGGGTATACTATATGGAATACGCTAAACCATTTTTCGTGCCGTTGACCGGGTATGTTCCGGGCATAATGGGCTCCCGGTCGGCAGCAGCGACGCAGCTACGCGTTACGCAGGTGTTGCAAGCGGCGCACAATCAAGCGCTTATGAATTCCGCCGTAGGGGCCGCGATGCCGGATTATCTCGACGGCGACGTCTCGTATAACCGCGTGCAACGCGCTAACTGATGCGTAACCTTAAACCCCGAACTATCGGCTATTGGAAGGAACATTACGATATGCAGAACGAACAGACGAGCGCAGCAGTAGCGAGCATTGCCGGTCGTATTCTGGCTGGCGGCGACTGTACACCTGCTGAAATACGCGCTATCGCCGCGTCAGTGTTGACGCAAACGGCGGACAAGGAAGGCGAAGTAAAGGGCCTGCCCGTCGCCGGGTATAAACTCACCCAGCCCGAGACCGCGATCAGGGCAGTCAATGTCTTTAAAGCGCTTGAAGAGCGCACGCTGCGGCACATTGAAGTGCTTACTGGCGACCGACCGCACCTGACAGATATCTACCCGTACCATCCCGGCTGCGATATGCGTATGCTGGCGGTGGGGCGCACGCAACTCCAACTGGCGTTCATGGCGCTTAATCGCGCCGTCTTTCAGCCGCAACGCGTCGATCTGCCCGAGGACAGCGATGCTGATGCGACCTGACGAGGAACACGCTAAGCAGATACGCGCGCTACGCCTAGCAGCGGATAAGGCGTACGCGGACGGCGCATGGAACGGCCTATTCGTAGGCTTTTTCATCGGCGCGGTACTCGGCATCATCCTGATGATGGCGTTTACTGCGTATGCCTGATGACGCCGGTATAGGCCATAACGGAGGCCCGCCGCTTTGGGAGCCCCAGCCGGGGCCTCAAGCCCTCGCCGTGGGGGCTATGTTCGTTGATGAGCTTATGTTCGGCGGCGCACGGGGCGGCGGTAAATCCGACTTTCTGCTAGGCGACTTCCTACAGGATATTCAACTAGGGGAGAAGTGGCGGGGTATTATATTCCGCAAGTCGTACCCCGAGCTAGAAGAGCTTATCACCCGTGCAAAGGAAATATACGCACCTTACGGCGCGATCTACAAAGTAGCCGAAAAGACGTTCGTATTCCCTGGCGGTGCGTCTTTAAAGATGCGCCACGTCGAGACCGAAAAGGACTGCGACAAATATCAGGGCCACCAGTACACATGGATTGGCTGGGACGAGCTTACGAACTGGCCGGACCTCAAGTCGTACAAGAAACTTAAAGCGTGCTTGCGTTCGGCGCACGATGTGCCCTTTAAAAGAATTCGATGCTCGGCCAACCCCGGCGGCGTCGGCCACCATGCGGTTAAAGCGTACTTTGTAGACCCGGCTCCGCAGGGCATGGAGCTACTGTCTAGCGTTACTACGTCGCAGAACCCTGATGGCACGACGTACTCTGAGACCACGACGCGGATGTTTATCCCGTCGAAGGTCCATGACAACAAAATTCTTATGCGTAACGACCCCGGCTATATCGCCCGTCTGCACGAGATTGGGTCGCCAGAACTCGTTAAAGCGTGGCTGAACGGCGACTGGAGCGTTATTACGGGTGCGTACTTCCCCGAATTCAGCATCGACAAGCACGTAATTAAGCCTTTTAAAATCCCTGACCATTGGTTGCGGTTTCGCTCGATGGACTGGGGTTCAGCTACGCCCTTTGCCGTGCTATGGTACGCTGTCGTTTCCGAAGATTACGAGATGGAAAACGGCGTGTGGTTGCCGCAAGGCGCGCTAGTGACGTACCGCGAGCTTTACGGCTGGAATGGCAAGCCGAACGAAGGCGTACGTTGGCCCGCTACTCGCGTGGCTCAAGAGATTTTAAAGCGCGAAGCCGGGGATAAGGTCACTTACGGCGTAATCGACCCGTCTGCGTATTCAAACCAGTCGGGGCCGTCACATGCGGAACGTATGGCCGTAGAAGGCGTGGTGTTCCGCAAAGCCGATAACAACCGTATTGGCGGTTGGGATATGGTGCGGGACCGGCTGTGCGGCGTTGAAGGCGATCCTGCCGTGAACAACGGCGTGGGTAGGCCGATGTGGTACGTATTTGCTACGTGTTCTCATATTATCCGTACGCTACCTGCTTTGCAACACGACATAACGGACCCGGAAGACTGCGATACGGACGGCGAAGACCACGCCCCCGACAGCCTCCGCTATGGGTTTATGTCCCGCCCCTGGAGGCGACCGAAGCCGAAAAAACCGACCGGGAGCATTGTAAAGCTCTTGCAAGATGCTACCCTAGACGAACTGTGGACCGCTAAAGACGAATTCGAGGAATGGCATGGCTAAGGCGCGCGGCAACCCCGATAATCAGGTTTCATACTGGACTACGGAGATAGAGCGCGCAAAGAAGCGCTATAGGCCGTTCCATGATGCGGGCGAGACCGTGATCGACGCGTATCGGTTGCAGAAGGCTGACGGCAACGACTTGGCCTATCGTGACAAATATAATATCCTGTATTCGTCTACGGAAACTATGCGCCCGCAGCTATACTCGAATACACCTAAAGTCCGCGTAGTGATGCGCAGTAAGGATACTGCGACGGACTCGCAGCGTCTCGGAGCGTTGCTGATTGAGGGGTGCGTCAAATATATTCAAGACGAAGAACAATTTGACGCCATCATGGATCAAACGGTTGACGATTATTTGTTGCCGGGTATGGGTCAAGCGTGGGTACGCTACGAACCTACATTCGGCGAAGATAATAAACTGCTTGACGAAATGGTTAAGCTCGACTACGTGTATTGGGCGGATTTTCTTACTGGCGTGGGGCGTACTTGGGAAGACGTACCGTGGGTCGCTAAGCGCCTGTGGCTGACGAAGGAGCGCGCTAAGGCCCGTTTCGGCCCCGAAATTGCAAGTAACCTTACATATGTGATGCGCGAGTCGTCTAATCGCGACCAAGATACACCGTCGGATACGGCGGAAGTGTGGGAGATTTGGGATAAGGCTAAACTCCGAGTCGTATGGTATTCCGAGGGCTTGGATAAGCTGATCGACACCAAGACGGACCCGCTACGTCTCAAGAAGTTTTTTCCGTGCCCGAAGCCGATCCGCGCAATTCACAATACTCGGTCATTTGTACCGCGTTCGTTGTACTCGCAGTACCGATCACAAGCCGAGACTTTAAACGTCCTGACGCGCCGTATTAGGCTGCTCGGCGAAGCCCTGCGCGTGGTCGGCTTCTATGACGGCCAGCATACCGCGCTTGCAGACGCTTTAAACCCAAATGCCGGCAACAAGATGATTGCCGTAGATAGCTGGGCCGCATTTGCGCAAAGCGGCGGCATGGCCGGGAACGTCGTTTGGCTTCCTATCGACCAGATCGTGAAGGTGCTTAACGAGCTATTGCAGGCCCGTGAAGTATGCAAACAAGAAATTTACGAGATTACGGGTTTTTCGGACATCGTTCGCGGGGTCTCTAAAGCGTCAGAAACGCTCGGGGCACAAAACATCAAAGCGAATTTTGCCAGCGCGCGTATTCGTAAAATGCAGCGTGAAATTCAGCGCTTTGCAAAAGACCTACTGGCGCTAGTCGGCGAAGTGGTCTCGGAGCATTGCTCGCCGGAAACCATCGCTCTGTTCTCGGGGCTTTCGATCCCGGACCCGGAACAGGTAAGGGTTAATCCGCAACTACAGCAGCGGATGCAGCTCTTTAAAGAAGCAACAGATTTGATCCGTAACGAGATGCGACGTGTATCTAGCATCGACATTGAGACGGATAGTACGCTACTTGCCGATGACGAACAGGAACGCGCAGATCGGTCGCAGTTTCTTTCGGCGGCTGGGGCGTTCCTGCAACAAGCCGTACCTGCCATGGAAGCGACGCCAGAACTCGGCCCGCTCCTTGGCGCGTTGCTTATGTTCACTGTCCGCACGTTCCCGTCTTCGAGGCCCATCGAAGAGGAATTCGAGCGCGTACAGCAGGCCATGGCTAACCGGCAGCCGCAGCAGGACAAGGACGGTAAACAGGCTAAAGCAGCCGTGGATCAAGCTAAGCTCGAACAAACGGCTAAGATCGAAACGGATAAACTGCAAGTCCAGAGAGAACAGGCAGAAGCCGACCGAGCGCTAGAAGCGCAAAAAGAGGCGAACCGGCATAGCGAACGTATGCTGGAACTTGGGTATAAGGAACGTGAGCTTGAGCTTCGCGAGCGCGAACTGGCCTTTAAAGAGCGAGAGCTTGAAGAGCAAGTTAAGCTGGATAAGTTTAAAGCGCTCCATGAAGCGGGTATGCGTGAGGAAGAACAGGAACGCGAGGCCGAAGAGCGGGAGGCCGACCGCACCCACGAAGCCGAAGAGCGGGAGGCCGACCGCACCCAGGAGTACGACAGAATGGACCGGGACGCCGAAGAGCGGGAGGCCGACCGGGAGACTGAGCGCGAGCCCACTAAAGAGGGTTGACAATCGGCGCAAACTAGGGAACGCAGGCACAATGGCTCGGTCCAAAACCGTTTGGCGTAATGGCAAGGTGTTCGCGGAGTACGTGGACGGCCAGCTAGTATGGCTGGACCCGGAGTATAAGGCTCCGGCGAGGTCAACGGACGTTAAAGCGCCAATGTACATGCGCGACATTGGCGAATACGTTTCGCCTATTGACGGCAGCTATATTAGTACGCGTTCGGCGCATAGGGACCACATGCGCGCCCACGATGTGATTGAAGTCGGTAACGAGCGCCTTAAAGCAACACCGGTTGAGGAACCGGTTGGGTTTGGACAGGCGATCAAGCAACGTCTGGATGAAGTTAAGGCTATGCCGCAACGGGATTACGACGAATACGTGCAAAAACAGGTATACGAGCATTCACAAATAGCCGCCGTTCCTGTAGCGGCTGAATAGGGGTACACTATGGACCTGGATATGGTTTCTGATCTTAACGGCACTGGCGATACGAGTGTCACTGTGCATGAGAGCGGTACGCCGCCGTCTGCCCCTGCCGCTCCTGCGGAGAATACGCGCCGTGCGCCCGCTGATTTGCCGCAAAAGGCCCAAAGCGAGCCCGTTAAAGACGAAACTGATAAGCCTGAGCTGTCGCTTCGCGAGCAAATCTCAAAGGCTTTAAAAGGCGATACGGGCGTTGAAGCAGCGCCAGAGACCCCAGCGAGTACGGATACTCGCCCTCGTAACCCGGACGGGACTTTTGCAGCAGCGCCTAAAGAGGCCGATACTGCGCCTAAGCCGTCCACTATCGCCCCGCCTGCCGGGGTCGATCCTCAAGTATTCGCGTCGCTCCCGGCGGAAACGCAAGCTCACCTTGCGCGTACAATGGAGGACGTACAACGGTCCCAACAGCGGTTCGCCGCGTTGGAGCCTGTAGAGCAGCTTATCGCGCCCCGTATTGATGCGTGGGCTTTAAACGGTATGCAGCCAGCGCAAGCGCTGCAACAGTTGCTCGCCCTGTCGGATTTTGCGGGACGCGATGCCGCAGGGTTCATTAAGTACATTGCGCAAAACAACGGTGTCGATCTTGAACAGCTTGTTCTGGATATGGAACCGGGTGAACCGGAAGACCCTAGACTGGTCGCTTTAAACAAGGAAGTATCCGACCTTAAGGCGTCACTACAGGGTCAGCAGCAACGAGACCAGCAGATCGCGCATAATGCGCGGGTAGACCAAATTATCACATTCGCATCGGAAAAAGACCAACAGGGTAACTTGTTGCGTCCGTATTTCGACGATTTGGGTGAAGCGGTGCTTCCGTACATTAGCATGGTCATGGAACAGCAACCGGGGCTTTCCCCTACGCAGGTGCTACAGGAAGCGTATGACCGCGCTTGCTGGGCCACGCCTGCGGTACGAACAAAGATGCAGCAAGCCGCAGATGCGGCGGGCGAGGCAGAACGTATTCGTAAAGAAGCGGAAAGAGCGGAAAGAGCACGTAACGCTGGCGTAAGCGTCCGGTCTGGTACTCCTAGTAGTGCCGCATCTAGCCCCGATAAATCCGAGCTTTCGCTGCGAGATACGATCCGCGCCACCATGGCGTCTCTGTCGTAACAACCCTCTTTTTGGAGCCTTTAAATGGCCGTCCCTAACCTGAGCGAGATCGTCACTACGACGATTGAAAACCGTTCGCGCAAAGTCGCGGATAACGTCTCCAAGTCCCACGCACTGTTGGACCGCCTGGAGAAGCGTGGTAAGGCGAAGCCCGCCGATGGCGGTCGCCGTATCATTCAAGAACTGGAATTCGCCGAAAACGGTACTTTCGGTTGGTACTCCGGTTACGATCCGCTGAACATCACCCCGCAAGAAGTGTTCAGCGCCGCCGAATTCGACTGGAAGCAATGCGCCGTTTCCGTGTCGATTAGCGGTCTCGAACAACTGATGAATAGCGGCGAAGAGCAATTCATCGACCTGCTCGAAAACCGTCTCGGCAACGCCGAAAAGACCATGAAGAACCAGATGGGCCTTGCCGTATACGGCGACGGCACGGCGGCTGGCGGACGGGCTATCGGCGGTCTGCAACTGCTGGTCGCGGATACTGCCACTTCCGGTACGGTCGGTAACATCAACCGTGCTACGTGGTCGTTCTGGCGTAACCAGTCGTTCTCGTCTATTACGGACTTCGGCGGCGCCATGACGTCGGCAAACGTGCTGTCTTACATGGCGCGCGTGTGGCTTACGCTGGTGCGTGGCAACGAAAAGCCCGACTTGATTATGGGCGATAACAACTACTATCGCCTGTATTGGGAAAGCCTGCTTCCGCAGCAGCGCTTTACGTCGCCCGCGATGGCCGAAGCCGGGTTCGAAAGCCTCAAGTACCAGTCGGCGGACGTTGTGTTCGACGGCGGTATCGGTGGCGGTTGCCCGACGAATAAGTTCTACTACCTCAATACCGACTATATTTACCTGCGTCACCACCCGCGCCGGCGTTACGTCGCGCTTGGGGAGAAGCAACGCTTCTCTACCAACCAAGACGCGATGGTGCAGCTCATGGGCTGGGCCGGTAACATGACGCTTTCGGGCGGCATGATGCAGGGCGTTCTTCGCGCTTAACCTCGACAGCGGCGGCTTTAAATAGCCGCCGTACCCCTTCTGGCTTTTGTTGATGAAAGGATATCAACATGCCCTTTAAACCTGACCGTAACTCCGGTCTTGGATATCCGCCCGTTGGCGGTACGCCTATCGGTATCCCCGACGCGACCGCAGTAGTGCAAGTCGGCACTATCGTCTCGATGTTCGATGAAATTCAAGGCTGGGGTGAGTTTATTTACCTCCCCGGCGCTGCATCGCTCGCCGCTGGCGACCTAGTTCTGTACGACACTACGCCGGGTGCGGCCTCTGTTACGCGTCATACCAACGCGACGGGCTCGAATACGGGCCGTCCCGTTGCCATCGCGATGGCAGCTATCGGCGCAACCCAATTCGGCTGGTACCAGATCAGCGGTCTCGCTATCGTTAACACCGTTTCCGGTCAGGTGGCCGGTGTTATGATGGGGACGGCGACGGCCGGTCAAGTCGGCAACACGGCGGACGCTGGGGACCAAATCCTTAACGCCCGCCTGACGACGGCGCGGGGTACGCCTGCGGCGAACCAAGCGTACGCGCTTATCCAGCGCCCGTTCGTACAAGGTCAGATCACCTAAGCTCACGATCCTCCCCGTGAGGCAAACTGGCGCGGTGCGCTTTCCGCTAGATCGGTCCCGCACCGCGCCTTCTTTCATTTAAAAGGACATGGGTATGCACCTTCCTGATCCGCAATACAAAACAGCAGACGGCTCCGCGCTACGCATTTGGCGTGACGAAGCGCAAAATAACTTTCTCTCGCAGCGCGAGGGAAGACCGATTTTTGACGAAGTAATCTACGCCGAGATTATTTCGCCGGGATCGCGCGATAGCGCGCCCGTTCTCGAACTCGTGCGGCACTTTGCGCCGGAAATGAACCACCCCGGCCCTATGTTTCATTCGCGCTACGATGACTATAAGCATTTTGTGGAGGACTTCGAACGTAAGTCCGCTACAGACGCGTCGCTGGCGGGTACCCCCCTGGGCGAATGGTCGGAAATTCCGCGCCGTTTGGCCGCGACGTTGCGCGCGTCAAACATTTACACCGTGGACGCGCTTGCGGCGTTGCCGGATAGCAAGCTCTCGGCGGTCGGACTCGACGGGCGCGTATGGCGCGCGAAAGCCGAAGCATACTTGCAGACTGCGAAAAACGCGGCATACGCGACCGAGCTAGCCGGTCAAATTGACGCGCTTAAAGCGGAACTGCAAGCCAGCCGGGACCGCGAACACGTGATGGCTACCCGCCTGGACGAGCTTGAAGCGGCGAAAAACGGCGGCGAGGTCCCGTCACTGGTCGCCGACGACGCGACGCCGCCGACGCCGCCGATTATCTAACCAAACGACGCCACTTTAAAGCAGGACGTGAGTAATGACGTTGCTATCTACAGCCCAACGGGCGTGCGATGTAGCGGGATTGCCGCGTCCTGCGGCGCTTCTAAGCAGTACCGACCCATTTAACCGTCAAGTGTTGGCTCTCGCAATTGAAGTGCTTGATGAGCTATGCTTGATGAACTGGCCGATACTAAACGTGCCTTATACGTTCAACACCGTGGCTAACCAGTCTCAGTACGACCTACCCGAAGACTTTAAAAGGGAAATGGGCGACACGATGTACGCGGCGTCGCAGTATACACAGCTTCGGGGATCGTTGACGCCCGCAGATTGGGCGCGCCAGCGCGACACGCTGCAAGCACAATATGGTCGGTACCGTTACCGCATTTTTGGCTTGCCTTTAAAGATCAATGTAAGCCCGACACCGACGGCGGTGGAAGCTCTTACGTTTGAGTATCAGACAACGTACAAGGTACAACAGGCAGATACGACCTATAAAAATACGTTCTTTGCCGATAGCGATGTGCCGCTGGTAGACGAAGACCTGTTTTACTCGGGCCTAAAATGGCGTCTAAGGCGCGTTAAAGGTCTTGATTATAGTGAAGAATTTAACGAATACGAAGTCGATAAGGCGAAGCGCTTAGCGCAAGCATTGCAGCTAGGCTCTATGCCGGTTTCGTATCGGTACCCGTATGACGTGCCTGATGGGCTTGGCTTCTATATCCCTGAGAATGGATACGGAAACTAATGGTTGCGGTTCGGAGAGTTAATCGCGGGCGGCAAGCCGTACCGGAAACCGTTGGCGCGCCGACCGGGGGCCTTAACGGGCGTGACGCACTTGTGGCCATGCAGCCGCAAGACGCGTTTCAACTCGATAATTGGATACCGCGAGGCTCCTACTGCGAAACACGCGGGGGCAGCGAAGACTATGCGACAGGAGTACCCGGCGCGGTCGAGAGCCTGGAAGTGTACACGGGCGGCGCGGGCTCGAAGATGCTTGCGTTTGGCAACGGTAGTATATACGACGTAAGCCTTGGCGGCGCCGTCGGGTCCGCCCTAGCGTCGGGCAAAACGAGTAATAAAGTGACGACTGCGATGTTCGCAAACGCGGGGTCGCAGTTTTTGCTTATCTATACCGGCGCGGATCAGCCTATGTCGTATAACGGCACGGCAATCGCGAACCTGACAATTACCGGAATGACGGGTTCGCAGAACACGTTGCATAGCCCGATGGCTTTTAAAGGCCGTATGTACCTTGCGCAAGAAGACCAGTTAGGTTTTTACTACCTCGCTGTCGGTGCAATCCAAGGTGCGGCGTCATTCTTTGACCTACAGCAGCAGTCACTACGCGGCGGCGCGCTGGCGACTATGGTATCGTACTCGCAAGAAAGCATGGGTGATGGCCCGCAAGATTACGCGCTTTTCGTAACCACGGAAGGCGAATACATTATGTACGCGGGGACGGACCCGTCGAATGCCGCCACTTGGGAGCTAGTGGGTAGGTACTACGGCCCGCCGCCTATTGGAAAAAAGGGGTGGTTTAAGTTTCGTTCCGATGTGTATTTTATCACTCGGGAAGGCATTTTGTCGTTTACTCAAATTCGCCAGATGGGCGAAGAAGCGTCGGATACAAAGTACCTGACGTCGCGCCTAGGGCAGCTATACGCTGGTGCAACGACGTATAAGAACACGCACGGTTGGACTGGTATTATCTACCCAGCCGGGAGCCTGTTGGTTGTAAATATCCCGCGAAGCGGCGCGATGAGCGGCGCGTATACGCAATTTGTTATGGATACGAATAGCAATGCGTGGGGCCAGTTTACGAACTGGAACGGCATTTGCTTTGCGCTCTTTAACGACCGTTTGTATTTCGGTACGAACGCCGGGAAAGTGGTGCTCGCCGACGAGGGTTTTACAGATAACGGCGCGGAAGTGGTAGGCGTCGCCCGCCCCGCATGGAACGACTTTGATAACGGTTTCGGCCTGGGTAACGCGGAAAAGCAATTTCACATGCTTTATCTCGCTGTACGGGCGGACGGCGTGCCGAGTGTGTCGTGCGCTTTAAACGTCAACTTTGAAAATGACGAGCCGGTATCAGCGTCGGCAGCCGCGCCGCCGGAAGGCGTGGAATGGGACGTACCGGATTGGGATACGGCGGATTGGGCTGACGGACCCGCTATTCAAAACATAGCTATTCCGGTATCGAAACTCGGCTACGTGGCGTCGCCCTGGCTGAAAGCCGTATCGACTGCAAGCACAATACAGTGGTATGCGTATAGATCAGTCTTCCAGAAAACTAAAGGGGTATTCATACAATGATAGCTGTACCTGCCGGGCGCTTTACAGAAATGGTCGGCCAATACTGCATGGAGAAAATACCGGGTTTAAAGCTTGCGTCTGGCATGTATCAGGCGATGATGGTAGTGAACGACGATAACGACTTCGTGGCCGGAGTAGTGTTCACTAATTTTCGCGATATCGACGTAGAGATTAGCTGCGTTAGCGAAACCCCGGCGGCGTGGCGACCGGAAGTCTGTAAAGCGATCTTTACGTATATATTCGACCAACTCGGTTGTGTGCGGTGTACTTCGATCACGACGCGGCCCAACCGGAAGGCCAGAGGTTTTTTAGAGAGCCTCGGTTTCACCCTTGAAGGCAACGTGAGGTTGGGCTATGACGGCCAAAGGGATGCCTTGATTTACGGCCTCCTGCGGTCTGAATGCCGCTTCCTTGCTGACGATAGCGAGAGAGACGATGGGAAAGAAGAGCGGCCCGAAACCCCCGCCAGCGCCGGACCCGGTGACAACGGCGAAGGCTCAGGGGGAGCAGAACATCGCCGCCGCGATAGCCCAAGCGAACCTGAACCGGATTAACCAAGTAACCCCGCAAGGGTCGCTTACTTATACGCAAGACGGCGTGAATAGCGACGGTACGCCTCGCTACACGCAAACCATGACGCTTAGCCCGGAAGAGCAGCGTAAGTACGAGCTTAACAATCAGGTTGCAAACGCTTTAAACGGCCTTGCCGTTAACAATGTCTCGCGCGTAGCCGATGCGCAATCAACGCCGTTTTCGTATGACGGCATGACGCCGATCCGTACGTCTATTGGCGGCGGCAGCTTGGCGGATATTGGCGACGCCGGAAAGATTAAAGAGCGCCTTGATTACTCGGGCCTAACGAAACTCCCGGGCACAGAGGACTTCGGCGCAGAACAGCGCCGTATGGCAGACACGGTGTACGCGCAAGCGGCGTCGCGCCTTGACCCCCGGTTCTCCCAGCGCGAAGGCGATTTAAAGGCCCGTCTCGCTGCGCAAGGTATTTCCGAAAACTCCGACGCATATCGTCGCGCTGTAGACAACGAAGCGCGCGACCGTAATGACGCGTATAACCAAGCGGTGTATACGGCGCAACAAGCTGGTTCGTCTGAACAGTCGCGTATTTTCGGCCTAGCAATGTCGGCGCGTCAACAGGGCCAGGACGAAGAGAATACGTCAGGGGCGTTCCAGAACACGGCGCAACAGCAGCGCTTTGGTCAAGAAGCGGCGCGGACGGCGGTTGCGAACCAGAATGCGGTGACGCGCTTTAACCAAAGCGCCGCCGAAGCTGCGTTTAACAACCAAGCCCGCCAGCAACAAATACAAGAAGCCGCGTACCTGCGTAATCTGCCGCTTAACGACATTGCCGCGCTTCTCGGTACCGGCCCCGGTGTGGCCGATCCGAACTTTAACCCGGTTTCGCAAGTCGGCGTGGCGGCTCCTGATTACATGGGCGCGGTCAATAATCAGTATAACGCGCAGATGCAGCAGTATAACGCTCAGCAACAAGCGCGTAGCCAAATGCTCGGCTCGATCTTTGGCGCGGTCGGCACAATTGGCGGTGCTGCGGTCGGAAGCGATATCCGCTTTAAAGAGAACATTAAGCGCATCGGTACCCTTGCGAACGGTATCGCAACGTATGCGTTCACCTATATCGGCGATAAAGTGCAGCGGTTTGGCGTCATGGCCCAAGAAGTCCTGCCCGTTATCCCCGATGCGGTTGTTTATGACCGTGATGGCTTTATGTACGTTGACTATTCGAAGGTCTATTAAATGGCAACGCGTCGTCGTCCCCCCGTTATCCCCGAGATTGC